CTAAGCGATGAAAGCTGGACGAAGAAGTAACCCGTCGCGCCTCCCCTCACCCGCGGCTGCTCGGCGGCGGAACGCTCGGCGATGGATGTCTCTTCCGCCAACGCGGCCCGAGGCCCGCCCAGCGCCCCAAACATCGCGCCGACAGCCAACAAGATAAGCAGCGTCTTTATGTTCCGAAGGCTTGGTCGCATAGTCCCTAGACCTGATATAAATATTCTAACAAACGATTATAAGACAGCATGAGTACAACATACAATAGTATGGCATGATACTACGGAAGCGCGATTTTATGGCCGCTTCCTAACAACATACCCAATACTGCGCGGCCTTCGACGGCGTCCGCCTGTCGCCTGCGCCGATTAAACCTGACCCCCCTATCGATCCTGTCCGTTACCGATCCGTCCCGTTGGCGAGCGACGAGGCTCGACGAGTAGCGTGGCCGCGCGACTTCGCGATGCAATGCGCAAAGCCCCAGAACACATGGGACAAACGGCATGTCTGTCATGCCGCGAGAGGCCGCCCGCGAAAAAAGGGCTAACCGACTCAAAGGTCCAAGAGCTAGGAGAGCCGTCCGCGCTGTTAGCGCCTGAATGGGGGGAGCCAAGCCGGGGCTCGAAAGAGCCGGGAGCCACGGCGAACGACAAGATAGGATTTGAAAGCACCCATGACGCGTAACAACGACCGAAGCCATTCGGCGGCCGACGGCGCGACGCTCAAGGCCCTCCCGAATTTCCTGCGCGACGTTGCCGAAGCCACGTCGATCTCGACGGCTCTCAACCTCTCTCACCGGCTTGGCGGACGCACCGTCTACATCCCCCGCCGGCCACGGCCGAACTCCGTCCTCGCCACGACGATGGGCGCGAGGATGGCCGCTCGCCTTTCTCACATCGCGGGTGGCGAGAAGATCGAAATACCGAAATTCAAGGGTAGCCGCCGCCTCGCCATCGCCATGGCCGAGGGATCACACAACGAAGTGGCCCAGCGTTTCGGCGTCACCAGCCGATGGGTACGCCAGGTTCGCGCCGAACTGGCCGCCCGGTCCACCGAGGCCCGCCGCGGCCGCCGCCGTTGCCTGCCGCGGCGCTGGACCGATTGCTAGGTCGCGCCTGTCGAAAACCGACCGTCGGTCTCATCCCTCCCCCTCCCCAATGCTCCTTCAGGAGGCAATATGCTGGAACTCATAGCCGGGCCGCTCGCCAAGTTGGCGGGCGAGCTCATCGACAACCTCTTCGAGACGGAAGAAGAAAAAGCCGCCGCCAAGGCACGTCTCATGACGCTCGAGCAACAAGGCAAACTCGCCGAGCTCGAAGTCACCATATCCGCCATTCTCGCCGAAGCGCGAAGCCGGGACCCCTGGACCAGCCGCGCCCGGCCAACCTTCCTATACGTCATGTATGGCGTGATCGCTCTGGCCTTTCTCGGCGGGGTGCTCGGCATCTGGTGGCCGGTCCACGTCGCACAGGCCGCGGATAACATCGCCGAAATGTTGGCCGCCATTCCCGAAAACCTGTGGTGGCTCTTCGGTACCGGTTACCTGGGCTATACGGGCGCGCGGTCCTTCGACAAGTGGCGCGGTCGGCCAGGGTCCGGGCGATGAACTGGGACCTCGCACGCCTGATCTGGGAGATCTTCGTCTCTCTCGTCGCCGCCGGCTCGTGTTTCGTCGCCTGGCAGGCAAGCCGCTCCCGGGTCACGCAAGACCAAATCGAAGCTCTGGACAAGCGACAGGATCACACCGCGCAAAGGCTCGCCGTCGTCGAGACCAAGCTCAGCCACATGCCCGACGCGCACGAGGTTCGCTCCCTGGATCGCATGATCGGCACGATCAGCGGCGACCTGAAGGCGCTGGCCGCGAAGATGGACGGCTGGGGCAAGGCCATCACCCGGCTGGAACGCCAGACCTCGATCATCGACTCGCACCTGAAAGGTATGAAATGAGCGCTTACCACCAAACCCTGGCCCGTCACCGACGCTCGGTCATCCTGCGCGTCCTGGCGACAGCGCCCGGCTATGCGGCGAACGAATCTCTCCTGCGCGAGATGTTGGCCGGACATGGCCTTGCGGCGACCCGCGCCCAGATCCGCGGCGACATCGCCTGGCTGGCCGAGCAAGGCCTGCTCAGCGCCGAGCGGATCGCCGACATCATGATCGCGCACATCACCGCCGATGGAGAGGACGTCGCGGCGGGCCGCTCCCATCATCCCGACATCCATCGGCCGGAGCCCTGAGATGGCCCGCCGCGGAGCCATAGATCGGCTGGAGGAGCCGGTGCGCGCGACAGTCGATAAGCTGATCCACGAAGGCCACACCACGGTGGCGATCAGCGAGCACTTGGCCGGTTTGGGCAAACCCGTCTCCTATGCCGCCCTTGGCCGCTATCGCCGGCGCTTAGAGGCGCAGATGGAGCGCTACCGCGAGGCGCAGGCGATCGCCGGCGCCTGGGTCGGCGCCCTCGCTCAGGAGCCGAGCGGCGACGTCGGCCGTCTGCTGGCGGAGCTGCTGAAGATGGTGGCGCTCAAGACACTCTCGCAATGGGAGGCGTCCGAGGACGCGACCGATCCCAAGGACATCGTGCTGATCGCCCGTACCATCCGCGAGCTCGAGGCCGCCGGCAAACTGGTCGCCGAGCGCGAGACCGCGCTGGCACGGCGCGCCGCCGACCAGGCGACCAAGGCGGCCGGCCGGGAAGCGAAAAAGGCCGGCTTCAAGCTCTCGGGCGAAGCCCTGAAGGCGATCCGCGAGCAGGTGTACGGAGTGGCCGGAACATGAGCGCCCGCAAGGCCGCGCCGGCGATCGGCCTCCATCCCTATCAGCAGCGCTGGTTCAACGACCGGCACCGCTTCAAGATCGGCATGTTCGCGCGTCAGACCGGCAAGACCTTCGTCACCACGCTGGAGATCGTCGACGACATCTTCGAGAAGATGGTCGACGGCCGACGGGCCCACTGGGTCATCCTCTCCAGCGGCGAGAGGCAAGCGCGCGAGGCCATGGAGTCCGGCATAAAGCCGCACGCCGCCGCCTACGGCCTGGCCCTGCAGGAGCTTGGCGGACCCGGCACCCGCGGCACGCCACCGAAGGTCGATGCCCGCGCGCTGGAGGTCGTCTTCCCGAACGGCGCGCGGGTCACCGCGCTGCCGGCCAACCCCGATACGGCGCGCGGGTTTTCCGCCAACGTCTATCTGGACGAGTTCGCTTTTCATCGCGACGACCGGCGGATTTGGCGCGCCCTCTTCCCTGTCATCTCCGCTGGACACTCTTTGCGCGTCACCTCCACGCCCAACGGCAAGAGCAACAAGTTCCACGAGTTGATGAGCGCGCGCGACGACGACTGGTCGCGCCATGTCGTCGACATCCACCAGGCCGTGGCCGACGGGCTGCCGCGAGACATCGAGGTCCTGCGGCGCAACGTCGGCGACGCCGATGCCTGGGCCCAGGAGTACGAGCTGAAGTTTCGCGACCGGGCCAGCGCCTGGCTGCCCCATGGCCTGGTCGTCGCCAACGAGCATCCCGATGCCGGCAAGCTCGACCTTTACCAGGGCGGACCTTGCTACATCGGCAACGATATTGCGTTGCGCGGCGACCTCTGGGTCGCCTGGGTCTGGGAGGAGATCGGCGACGTACTCTGGACGCGCGAGATCGTCACGCTCAGGCGGGCCACCTTCGCCCAGCAGGATGCGGCCCTCGATGCGCTATTCGGGCGCTACCGGGTCGCGCGCCTGCAGATGGACCAGACCGGCCTCGGCGAGAAACCGGTCGAGGATGCCAAACGCCGCTACGGCGAGGCGAAGGTCCAGGGCGTCATCTTCACCACCGGCAACAAGCTGCTTCTGGCCACCGCCGGCAAGCAGGCCTTCGAGGCGCGGCGGGCCCGCATCCCGGCGGGAGACCCCGAGCTGCGCGCCGACTTCATGAAACTTCGCAAGGTCGCCGGCCCCACCGGCCGGCCCCGCGTCATCGCCGCCAGCAACGCGGCCGGCCATGCCGACCGCGCCTGGGCCGCCTTCCTCGGGATCGAGGCCGCGGCCGGCCCACCGGCCGCCGCGGGCGCCACGGTGGAAGGCGGCCGCAACAGCTATGCCGCCGGGCGGACCCG